AATTATACTCCGAAATGGTATTATTGTCAACACCCCGTAGAACCCCTATCTGCAAAGACCTCGCATCTACTGCAAACCCTATAGGGAAAATTTTTCTGCAGGAAATTTTTTGCAAGAACATGATATGAAATCGTGTAGGCTCTATGAAACAGGGTATAGAGAAATAGTGTAGGGAAAGAGTGATATTAGTGTGTGGGGTTTAACTAGGCTATAGATCTAAAAAGGGGACCCGAATTTTATTATTCTTTGCTTTTAAACCCTACCCCCTTTAGTCTCTATCGCACTCCGCATACATCTCTAATATACTCTCGATCTCTTCCAGAGACATAGCAAAGAAATTAGATAATTGTTCTAATGTAGCACCATTGTAATATGCCTCTGTAATCTCTATTGTTTTATTATTAAAATATCCCATAATTAAATCCTGTCTATCTGTATATTGTAGTAGTACTCTGTTCGTTTCTCGAAATTATACAATTTAACTGTAGTTACAATAGAGCGATCCTTGTGCAAATTTTGTAATGCTATCTGTACTGCATTGTTAACATATGTATTGTCACCGATGCCTCTCTTAATAGATGCTGTGGTGGTGTACAGGTGGATGTTGTTGATGATCACTCGATATTTCATTTCAGACTCCATGGCTTCATGATGAGAACAATTCCAATACAACCGACGATCAGTACAAGGACGTCCATAGTAGTACCCCCCCCTTAGATGGTTAACATGTAGGTAGCCAGATCTTTCCAATCTTTATTATTGGCACGGATCTTGGATACAGCGATTAGAGTACGCAGAGATATCTCTTTGCATTCTGTCTTTAGAGTATCGATGAGTTTTAATGCATCGGTCTTAATCGAAGAATCGTACTCTGGCAGGAATTCCTCAGAAGCAGCGATATGCTCCATACGCTCGATCTTCTGTTCCAGAGTCATGGACAGATCGATCATCATCGAACGACTACGAATCGCCTGATCGATCTTATCCTGAGTCATGTTGGAGATGAAGATCACTCGACCTTCGAAGTTGAAGCTGCGTGGCAGATCTTCATCGCGCATGTCAGCATTCCAGGAGATGATTCGCTTGCCATAGGAATCCAGAGCAGACTTCAGAATGTTCAGAGCCACTGGATCTTTCAGAACCGCATCACAGTCATCGAACACAACCACTGATCGATTATTTTCGAACAGAGTGCGATACAGACCCTTGGCAGTCGAGAAACCCTTCACCATCGTGAAGCACTTGCGCATGTTAATCAGCATGCCTACTTCAAAGTCAGCCAGATCAGAAATGTCTTTGTAGCCATGAGACTCAAGAGTCTTAGTGACAGTGTAGGTCTTACCCAAACCACCCTCACCAGTAATCACAGCACTGGGCTGGACACCAGTAGCAACCATGGTCACCAGCTTCTCTACGAATCCAAACCGAGCATTAATACTGAATCGCTCAGCCTTCTCGGCACTTTTAGTAGCAGCTGCTTCGAAGTTAATCTTCTCGCCAGCCATCTCTTCAAGACGTCTCTCGACGTATGCCTTTCCCACTGATTTCACAACTACAGCACCGTTCAATGTTCCCACGAATTTTTTCGAGAGAGGGTCGAAAGATACATTCACATTCATATTCACTATTCCTTAATAACGATTCAATAATATAATTATCGTCGAACCTGCAATTAAAGTCAACAAAAAACCCCTCAATCTATAGGGGTTATTTCTATCCCGTAGAGAGGGGTCTCATCCGAAGTAAGTAACCACTCGCTTACTAGTTCAGAAATTTTTACGGCATCAGCGAAGTAAGTAACTACTTCTCCCATCTCAGTGGTGATTTTAAGTTCAAATTTCATCATCAGTCTCCATATCAAAGGGTAACACCGAATTATCGCCTATTCTCGAATTATTGTCAAGTTTATTTGTCTTCGAACCATAGGTCTCCATCTTGCAGAAATGAGTTCTCTGGAGTATAGGGTAATACTTGGGGAGGAATAGGATCAGGATCACCATGACTACGCTTAGAGATATAGTTGTACTTACGCACCTCTGACTCATCACTGCCATTAGTCAGAATAGCACGCTGCGTATTCGCTATCTTTTGTTTGGTTTCTTTGGTGTGCTTGCGTGTATTACCACAGCTGCGCGAACAGTATGGTCCACGTTTCTTATGCTTTGTTTGGCATTTTGGACAGACTTTTTCTTTATACCTCATACTGCTTCTTTGTATTCGTCGACAGCTCTGTCTCTACTCGAGATCGATAACTACCAAGTCAATACCTTTACTTTCGGTGTATCACATGGTGTATCTACGGTACATTGCTTATACATCATATAGGCTAGAGGAGCACAGGATATCAGTAGTAATAGTAATACCAGGCATATCATCAATAGGATATATCTTATCGTAATCATATAGAGTATGAGTAGGATATGCTTAATTAGAAACATCCTTGTCGTTTTTACGTTTTGCAGGAGTTAGATTCATTCCTGCAGCTACCACACAGTAGGTCTTTTCGTCTACCTGCTCTACCAGAGTCCAGGATGATTCTTTGGCATTGGCGAATAGAGTAGTTCCATAATGCTTTGCGGTTCCGTCAGACATTACTCTAGTGGAGGACATGTTAATCATGGGAACTTCTGAGTACTTTGTCATGAGATTTTGTAGTCTCTCTAGGGGCATGCAGTATGCTTGGAATGGTACTATAAGTTCGTTGGATCTTGCAGGTTTCATGGCAGTTAGGATTACTGCTATAAAAGAGAAGAGAGTAATTATTAAGGGGAGTTTCATTCTAGTCATGAAATCTCAGTTTATGAGCGATTTTACCTATGAGTAGGATAATTGCCAGGATTACTATAAAGCTGCTCGCCGAATAGAGTAATCCTAATATTAATTCAGTCATGAGCATTTTTTATCATCTCCTTGATGTCTATGATCTTTTCTTTTTCGATCATTGTAATAATGTCGCTGGTTAGACGGATCTCCATTTTGAGCCACTTCATCTTTTCTTCCAGCTTGCGCAGCTCATCCTGATAGAATGCCAGTTCTTTCTCTTTCCGAGCACGTGTGTCCAGCAGATCTGATATGATAATTACCTTGGAATCACTCATCGTCGTCTCGATATATCTCGTCGCCTACCCAAATAATATATCCAATAATTGCCATTACCGCTAAAACTATTATAACTTCAATCATCGACAGCACCTCCTATCGTCTACGTACAATGGACCTGGATCTGTAATTTTAGCATAGATTGGGAGAATCACGTGCTTCTTGGATAGACCATACAGTATTCCCACACCAGGAATCACTAGCAGTGATATACTAAAGATCATCACAAAGATTCCTATAAATTTAACCATCTGCCGTCGAAGTCCATTCTATATTCTTCATACTCTTTTCTCAGCATCTCCTCAATCTCTTCTGCTGGATTCACCTTATGTAATCTCTCAAATGCTTTGATGTAACTATCGTCCAGATTAAAGACTCTGGATTGTTTCCATTCCTCGTAGGGCATTGGCATCTTCTGATCCATTTTATTCATCTCTCTCAATGCAACTCTCCTCGTATAGATGACTGGCTAAAGTCAACCAGTGCTTTCTTAAAGTCATCCTCGCTGCCACCGAGATAGTTTATCCACATCAGACGTGCATTGATAATAGCGGATAACTTCAGTGGATCTACCTCGTACTTTGCCATTGTTCTAACCAAATATGCATCTATTTCTCGCACCATCTCTTCTAGATTCTCTTCAGCCATTTATTTCTCCTTTGATTGTTTCCACTCACAGCGTACTGTGGCAGTGGATTCGGCTTGCTTGAGTGCTCGTTCTATTAACTTCCTATGTTCCTCGCATGCTGCATTGGTCTTATACTTGTCTGGAAAATCTGCCACCTGCCCATTGAGCATGAGAATCAGTATCCAATGTGGTGTCATCTTCTTTCCTTTGGCTTGGGTAGAGAGGGTAGTTTCTTCCACTCATCCAGCCATTTATCATGCTCTTCTACTTTCGTCGTTACACTATTTAACTGTGTAACTGTCTCGTTCATCTTCTTAACTACCTCTTCCTGCCTGAGAACAGAATCGTGAACTCTCTTATCGAGCACGTTCATTCTGTTGTCCAACATAATAACTCTTTCCTTGAAATAGTCCACGTCTTTGCCGTTAGACCATGCCACGATGCTAACCACCAGCACAGTGCATCCAAGCATAGCCAATAGAACTATTAGCAGTTCTACCTTATCCGATGGAGTTAGATCCTTAAGCATTCAGTAACCATCTCTCTGCGTCTCTGTCGCTGTAAAATACAATTTGGTCTTGTTTATATTCTCCATAGCAATGATTGCAAACATATCTGTACGCCAGTGCTCTTCTACCTTTATCTGTATAATCTTTACACACCACGGCATTGCCTTCACTTGATCTATGTCCGCAGGTGAGAATCATCAGCCACCTCTACCAGCGACACGTTTCATTGGCTTGTTATCGACGATGCGATTCATGGCACTGTTGACTGCCTTTCGAGCATCGAGATTACTAAATCCCTGCTTCTGCAGTTGCTTACGTGCTTTCTTCTTGGACTGCTTTAATAGTTTCTCAGCATGCCATTTGTCTTTAAATGTCATGTGAGTTTCTTCGACATCTACAACATCAGTATTATCCATAATGCCTCCTTGTAAATGATGGAGCGGGAAGCGAGATTCGAACTCGTCTATTTCTGCTTGGAAGGCAGACGTGTAACCGTAAACACTTTACCCGCAATCTACTACTTATTCGTTACGCCGCAACGCGATCTGCCAGGATATGTTTGAGACGATCAGCAGCGTATGATGCCGCAAATGCTTTGGGTTTGACCATTGGAATCACGTTGCACATGCCACGAATGTAACCTATGGCTTCGTTCATCACACAGGAACTACCATGCATTTCTGATGGATTGATATCCAGATGCACTTCTACCTGTCTATCCTCCAGGACATCATGTAGTCGCAGATATAGGTCTGCAATTTTATATACCTCATTCATCAGACGCATACGTGGGCGATTCTTCTTCTGATCCCAATCTCTCTCGCGATGCACCTCGCCAAAGATTTTACAGCCATGCTTACCATCTATGTGAATAACAACGCATAGAGTATAGTCTGCATACCAATCGTCACCGATAAGAAATCTTTCTGAGTCGCCACCAATATAAATCTTTGTTTCGCTAGACTGCGCTTCGATAAATTCTCTAACCTCGTTGACGTTGATACTCTGCATACTATCTCCTAACAGCCACTTTTATCGATAACCTCTTGCACCCACATGTCTTCATTATCTAGTATTGGTACATCGTATGCGTTTACAGCTGGGAGATCACTGTAGTTATCCCAGTCTGGCTTCTTAAATATCTTGTCCCAGTTATCATCGAATGTCTTTCTGTCAACACTCAGTGGTCTTGGTGCGCTACCTTTACCTCCGTCACTCATTTGAGCATCTCGTAGATTTCATCTATGCTCTCGTCAACATACCAGCTACCTAACTCACCACAGAATACAACTGTGACTGTCTCGTAGATAGTTGTTACGTTATCTTCTTCTATATCTTTTTCTGGACGAATCTCTGCGCGATGGACTGATCTAATAATATCTTTACGAATAATCAGTTTCTCGCCTTTGTGCTCTGAATGAGCATTGGTAACTTTAATAAACATAACGATCCTTTCAATGAATTAGTGGGAGTTACCTCCCACTGTTACTACTTATTGGTGCACCAGGTAGGACTCGAACCTACGACCAAAGGATTATGAGTCCTCTGCTCTAATCAACTGAGCTACTAGTGCTAGTTCTGTTCTGCTTTGTAAGCATCAAGAGTTCTCTTGAATTTGCCAGCATGGCTACGCTCAGCTTTGGCTAATGTTTCAAACCAATCAGCAATCTCATCAAATCCTTCATCGCGAGCAGTTTTAGCCATACCTGGATACATATCTGTATACTCATGTGTTTCGCCTGCGATAGCAGATTCCAATGCCTGTTCTACAGTGCTGGCTGGTAAACCAGTTTCTGGATCACCACTGTCGCCATTAATCAAATATTCCATGTGACCATGAGCATGTCCTGTTTCACCCTCAGCTGTGTTACGAAATACGTTTGCAACTTCTGGCGCACCTGCGATGTCTGCCATGTTCGCGAAGTAAAGATAGCGACGATTGGCTTTCGATTCTCCAGAAAATGCATCTTTCAAACACTGTTCTGTTTTAGTACCTTTGACTTTCATAATTTCTCCTGTTTGTTTATTTCAATTAAAAATGCCCTACTAATTTACTTAGTCAATTTGGTAGGGTTTCCACTGGTTTTTAATCATTGTATTTTTCAATTATCATAGTCTATAAAATAAATGGCGCGACTGGCAGGGATCGAACCTGCGACCCACAGCTTAGAAGGCTGTTGTTCTATCCACTGAACTACAGTCGCATATATGGTCCGAGTGGTAGGATTCGAACCTACGACCCCATGCTCCCAAAGCATGTATTCTAACCAGACTGAACTACACTCGGTAAACTGGCTGTCTCGGCTGGGATCGAACCAGCGACATACGGATTAACAGTCCGCCGTTCTACCATCTGAACTACGAGACAATAACACTTGGTGCTCCCTGAGAGAATCGAACTCCCATCAGAGGATTACAAATCCACTGTAATACCATTATACTAAGGAAGCATGAACAACTACTTAGTTATCTGTTCTACATGAATAGAACATTTCTCTAAGAATTTTAATCCTGATTCATCTCTGTATGAATTACGATAATAGAATTTATTAATTCCTGCACCGTAAATTAGTTTAGCACATTCAACACAGGGAGCATGAGTACAAAATAAACTGGCATCATTACCTCCGTCGCCAGATTTTGCAAGTTTAAGTATAGCGTTTGCTTCAGCATGAATAACCTCATCTTTCGTTTTTAAATAATAGTCACCATCTTGTGTATATACTTTTTCCTCACACACATTGTCCCAACCAGATGGCATTCCATTGTAGCCGATTGAGATAATGCGATGATCTTTTACAACAACAGCACCTACCTTTAGCCTAACAGCACTGGACAGCTGGGCAAATCTCTCAGCTGTATCCATATATGCGTCAGTCCATTTATCCTTCATTTAAAACCTCTGGGCTCTTAGCAAGACCACGCCACTTGTCTATGGTTTTAGGATCGTAGCAATCCCATTCACCATCTTTAAATTCCATAAATTGTACATGTTGCCAGTCTTTCAGTGCAACTTCATACCATCCTTCAACTTCTGGTTTACTCTTTGCTTTGTGCCAGTCGCTACGTTCTTCATCATCCCAATTGCTCTCTAGTTCTCGAACAATCCATTCCTGATGCGCATCAAACAAATTGGCAAACTCGATTATTTCGCCAGGAAGACTATCGAGAAAGTCTGGATCGCTAACATCATACTCAAAGTAATTATCGATGCCGTTATTATATTGCCCAGCAAAATTCATTCCTGGCTCATGATATATTGCATCCACATCCCAACCATTCTCTGTAAGATAATCATATAAAGTTATTGGTGGTGCCCATGCAGAATCAAAAGATATCCAAATCTCATTATCATATGTACGTTCCCAATCGATAATAGAAGCATCCCACTTGGTTCCCCAGTTGTTCAGATTCCATTCATACCAGTTTTCTTCTTGGTCAGCTGGACGTGGTCGCAAATGCTGGAAGGGACACGCAATCATTTTACCTTCTTCGTTCTCTCTACCCATCTCCTCAGCCAAAGCAGAAACCTTCTCAACATCTTCATTATATAATTTAACGCTATTATCGCACCAGTTTGGCATTTTATTTCACTCCATATCTAAATGATGTAATCCTAGACAAATCAGCAGTTCTCATCTCAAACGAAAAGTGCACTGGCATAATATTATTCTCGTTCACCATAAGTGTCGGATTCATAAACTTTTCTTTGCCATTGTGCCACATATCTCTTGATGATCCAGCTGAAATGTTCTCATACAAGTTTGTATCTCTAAATGCAATCGCTTTGTTGGTAACTAACAGATCTTCTCTATAGCCACGTACTTCTAGTTTGATTGGTGTGCCATACTCGAATCTACGCAATCCAATCTGAGTCTTGTAGCAATCGCCACTAGAGTTAAAACAAACCATCGGTGTATTATCTACAACTTCCTCTTCCTGCACTCTGGACAGGGGAACAGATGCAATGCCTGCCAGAATTGGATTCAACATAAGCAGGTTATGTACTACGCCACCAGCCATACGCTGTTTGGTGTCGGTTACCGTATCGCCACGATTGCCTGATGTTTGTAGTAGCGACTTAAAGTCCGAGACCCATTTCTTATTCCAGCCGATTAAACCATTCACAACAACTGTCGTACTCTCACCACGATTCACATACTGTACACCTGTCTGCTTAAAGAACATGGAGGAGTTTCCGTCCATAACATCCATAGCTACTCTGATGTTATTGTAGTTTCTTTGACGATCAACAAGTTTCTGCCTATCCTCGTCACTAACCTCGTGGGTAGAATTCATGGCAACACGATTGTCTTTTACAACGTCTACATCTGCCACAATTGTCACCACATTCTCTCTGTATGAAAGAACTTTATACGATTTGATCACTCCACCGTTATACTGAGTGATACGTTCATCTGCTCTATTGTTACGCAGATAATGTTCGCTATTAATCCAAGTACCAGTAACTTTCTCCAATGCAGCAATCTTAGCAGCACGCAGTGCGCTCTCATAAGTTGCACCGTAGCCATCAACTACAACTTCCTCAGCATTAGCAGCCATGGAAGTTGCAATCAAAGCGGCGAGTAGTAACTTTTTCATTTCACGTTCTCTTTAATGATTTCTTTGCTCGAGTTTACTACTGTATCCAAAGCATTAGCCACATTGGAAACACCAGCAGTAGCGATAATAAAACCAAGGACAAACCCGATAACGAAATTCATTACTGACCTCCCATTTGAGCACGAATCTGTTGAGCAGCAGTGATAGTCTTACGTGAGATACTGATCTCTACGCTAACCTGATTGGTTGCAGGATCAATGTTACGCTTGGACACATACGCACCACGCAGGATCGCATTGGCATTGTCAACGATTTGCTCGCGCACATTCGTTGCAACTTTGTTAGCACGGTTACGATTCTCGTTTGAGTTCTGCTGCGATGCATTGCCAGTACCTTCCTCATCAGCAGACAAAGACCTTAGGCTGTTAGTTGAATCTTCCTTAACGATGTCTTTGAGGAACACGTCAGAAATATTGCTAACTGCTTTCTGGGACTTTACATCATTGCTGAGGAACTCAACCAGATTACGTTTTGCACGCATCGTCGCGATCGTGAACGCTTGCTCACGTGCATTGGCATGATTGAATTCAACGGGAGATGTGCCACTGGTCTTAATGCGAACCCATGAACCCTGCTCGTCAAACTCAAGGATCAGTGTTCCATTCTTTTCGTGGAAAGTTACTTCTGCTGTCTTGATGTCAGGCTTGGCTTCAAGAGCAGACTCTTTGGGGAGAACCCGAACTGACTCTTGTTTGGTAGCACAGCCTGCCATCAGGGCAGATATTGCAACGGCTAGGATTATTTTGGTTTTCATAATATATTACCTTTCTCAAGTTTACATAATAATTATACGCTTTTTGCGAATTAAAGGCAACACCTATTTTGCAAATAACCCTACCGTTAGTAGGGTTATTCTAGTGTCCTGGCTTAGGGTGCCTGACCAGCCTAGATGGTGCATTGGCTTCTTCATATTCTTTGGTATATTGGAAGTCGCTTTCGTACTTGCCATCGAGTGAAACAAACTTACTGCCATCCCATTCAAAAATAACTGATTGCAACTCAGCAGACAGAAAGTCTTTAACAAGAACCATCATTGCTGTGTTCTCTGTATACTTGCGAAGTTCACCAACTGTTTTTGTTCCAGTTGCAGATTCAGTAATTTCTATTGTTAGCATTACTCTTTCTCTTTCTTCTGTGGCGCTGGAATAAATCCAGCATCAGCAACCACCTTTGCTGTTATTTTTGGGTATAGTTTTGTTAACTTCTGATTCTTAACTGCAAGAATTACATCTGCTTCAGAAGGATGAACATTTTCCAACAGTTGGATAAACAAAGTTTCTCTACGCAATTTGGAAAGATCTTCTCTGCAAAAGACGTAGAATCTTTTTGTTTCCTGTAAGAAATTAGCAGGACTCATTCCTATTGGTGCGGCATCTTTCTTAAATGGTGGATCGGTATCTGGTAATAGAAACCTCTTCTCCTTGATAAAAGAATGCTCAAAGATAAACTTAAGAACATTGTTACCTCTGTACGTAGTCTTAAGCAACTCTGGATTATCATTAATTTCTGCCAACATCTCAGTAACAAACTTTGTCATTAAAACTCCTCAATTTCGTCAAGTAACAAACGGCAACGATGCTCTATCAAATAATTCATAACAGACATCTTATCACCTGTGGGTTTATTATTTAGGTAGTGATTAAGAATAGATTCTTTCACGTCTGCAGGGATATGGTCGAATGCAATAAGTTTTGCATTTCTAACCCAGTTACGTTTCTCCTCGTCATTACGACATGCAGCAATACCTTTCTCTAAAAACTCTGTGAGACGCTTCGCGCTAACTGGTTTCTGACGCTCGCCTGATACAAACACATCATCTTTGGAAAGAATGTTTGGTATGCCATCGCCAGAGTCACCCTTAACGATATGCTCAATTGTAAAATTTACAATTTCTTGTTTGGATGCCTGGATAAATTTCTTCTGCATAGGTGACCACTGACGTACATTGCCAGTTGAGAATGGCTCCAGCTGTAACTGCTTGAAGTCTTTATCGCTTGATAGGATAAGAATCTTCTGTGGTTCTTCGATTAATCCCTGCGCATATAGATCATTGGACTGCG